TATCCCGGGTGCCTACAGCAGCATCAAGGTGCAGACCGCGAACAGCGGGCTCGCGGCCACGGGCATCCTGATGCTCATCGGTGAGGCCGATGCAGGACCTCGTTTCAACTCTGAAGCGGACCTGGAGTTGAACGCCTTTGGTCCTGACCAGCTGGCCGCAGTCGTCAGCAAGTACAAGTCGGGCCCCCTGGTGGACGCATTCCGCAGTGCAGCTGCACCGGCCAATGACCCGAACATCACGGGCTCTCCCAACCGCTTCATCCTCATCAAGACCAACCTGAGCACCAAGGCTTCTGGTGTTCTCACCAAGCAAGCTGGTGGTACCTATGGCACGCTGAAGGACAAGTCCTACGGCAAGCTTGGTAACCTGATTTACTTCCAGGTCGCTGCAGCCACTTCCGAGGTTGTTCCTAGCTCTGGCCTCACGACCTTCATTCCTCCGGTCGGCACTGCTGGCGTGAACTTCCGTGTCAATGGCGGCGCAGCTGTTGGCACCACCCTGACTGCGAACATTCAGCCCCCTGCTGCTGTCGCCCTCATCAACGGCCTGTCTGGCGTTCTGGCTACCGGCGGCGCCGACCGTGGTCTCCTGACCGTCAGCGGCACCCTGGCACTCGACCAGAACCCCGGTGGGGCTGGTGCGACTGTCATCGACCTGACTCGCAGTGGCGCATGGGCAGTCCAGCCCACCGCTGGCGACACCCTCATCATCCCCGTTGGCTCTGTAGTCGAAGGTGCGAGCCAGGAGAACGTGGGTGCGTATGTTGTCACTGCCAGCACCGCCAACACCCTTCGTGCGACCAAGCTCAGCGACGCAGGCAAGGTGTCCCCGGCCCCGGTGATTGGCACCATCACCACCCCTGCAGACGTCACGGCTGTTGCCATTGTGGCCACGACCGACGCTCAGGCGTTCGCCCCCATCATCATCAGCAATGAAGCCGGAGACCCTATCGATGGTCTTGGCAAGGCCCTGGAAGTCGCACAGATGACTTCCGGGACCGACCTCTTGGAGCGGACCCTGTACCTGCTCGCCAGCACCGCTTCGGCGACCTGGATTAGCAAGTCCGGCTCCCCGAAGCTCCTGACCAGCAGCGCCGAGTACAAGGCGAACCTGCAGGTCAACCGTCAGACCGACGGCATCAGTGAGGAACTCATCGCAGGCGGCGAGGTGGCCCTGAAGATTGGCTACCTGGGCACCACTGCAACCGTGACCATCACTGACACGACCCTGTCGACGACTGTGGTCGGTGGCGCAGGTGGCAGCCTTCCTCCCATCACCCTGGCCGATTTCCCGACCATCAGCGACCTGGCTACTTACATCAACAGCCAGACCGGCTACAGCTGCTCTGTGGGCACTGCCGTCCTCGGCCAGCTCCCCAGCACGGCTCTTGACAATGTCACCGCTGCATCTATCTGTGGTGAGTACGGTGAGAAGCCGGGCCGCATCAAGATTGATGGCTACCGGATGTTCGCCCAGATTCGCGACAGCTCCGTTCTCGTGCAGCTCAACGAGCCCGAAGTGCAGGCTGGCTCCGGCCTCCCCAAGGTCACCACCTCCGTTGCCTACCTGGCCGGTGGGACGAAGGGTGGCAGCTCTGGCGCTGACTTCACTGCCGGCATCGATGCATGTGCGATGGTCCGTGGCAACTTCCTCGTCCCCCTTGTCAGCCGTGATGCTGCCTCGGACTACGCCGATGGCCTGACCGAGTCCAGCTCCAGCTACGCCGTTGACACTGTCAATGCCTATGCGAAGAGCCACTGTCTCAAGATGTCCACCTTGAAGAAGCGCCGGAATCGCCAGGCCTTCTGCAGCAAGGAAGACAGCTTCACCAACTGCCGTGAGGCCTCTGCCAACCTGGCCAGCTTCCGGGTCAGCCTGGCGTTCCAGGACTTCAAGCAGGTGAACAGCCAGGGTGTCCTGACTCAGTTCCAGCCCTGGATGGGTGCCTGCCTCGCTGCAGGTATGCAGGCAGCAGGCTTCTACAAGGCCATCTTCAACAAGGGCATCAACACCTCCGGCGTTGTCATGCGGGATGGTAGCTTCAACGACAAGGACGAGACTCAGGTTGAGGATGCACTTCTCAGCGGCCTCCTGCCGGCCCGCAAGGCCCTCACCGGTGGCTTCACCTGGGTTTCTGACCAGACCACCTACGGTAAGGACAACAACTTCGTCTTCAACAGCATCCAGGCCGTCTATGTGGCTGACATCATTGCTCTGAGCACCGCTCAGCGCATGGAAGCAGCTTTCGTTGGTCAGTCAGTTGCTGATGTCAGTGCCGGCATCGCTCTGGCCTATCTGGAAGGCATCATGGCCGACTTCATGTCCCTCAAGCTCATCGCTCCTTCGGATGACGCACCCAAGGGCTTCAAGAACGCTGTGGTTCAAATCAGTGGTCCTGCCATGGTGGTCAGCCTCGAAGTCAAACTCGCTGGGGCGCTGTATTTTATTCCTGTGAGTTTTCTCATCTCTCAAGTTACCCAGACCGCATAATATGGAAGGCACTGGCCACATTTATGGTCTGGAGGATCCCCGCACCGGAGAAATTCGGTATGTAGGCCAGACCATTCAGGGGCTTCGTGATCGTCTCTGGGAGCATATCTGCCCCTCAAAGACCCGAGCTAAGACTCACAAAAACAGTTGGATCGTAGGTCTTAGGCGTCTAGGTCTTATTCCCGAAATCGTGCCCATTCAGTCTCTTCCGATCTCTCAACTTTCGAAGGCGGAGATTTTCTGGATTTCTGAATTGCGCAGCCGTGGCTATAGACTGACCAATGGTACTGATGGCGGAGAAGGGACCACTGCCGGTAAGCCAAGGTCTTTCACCGAAGAGGGCCGAAAGCGCTGCTCAGAAAATGCCCGGAGAGTTCATTCAGTGCCAGTTATTGAAATGACGACTGGTGTTCTCTATCCATCGGCAAGAGAGGCAGAAAGGGGTCTTAATCTTTACAGTAATGCCGTCGGACGAGTTCTGAGCGGAAAACAAAAGCAAGCAGCGGGCTATATCTTTCGCCGTATCTAGGGAGCAAATCAATGAGCGCTAAGGTCATGACGGGCGCACGCGCCAAAGTTTCCATCAACGGGAAGCCCGTTGGTATTTTCAACAACATCAGCTACGGCCTGAACTTTACGGCAGACCCGATTTTCATCCTCGGCGCCTATGGTCCCACTGAGATTGTGTACACTGCCCAGGACGCTGTGTCAATCACCGCTTCCGGCTGGCGTGTCATTGACCACGGTCCCCACACTGAGCCCTCGGTCCCGACCCTTAGCGAGCTGCTCGCCCATGAGTACCTCGAAATCACCGTCTTTGACCGCCTGTCTGCTGATGGGGCAAAGCCGATCGCCAAGTTCCACCGCTGCCGCCCCGTGAGCTACAACACCACCCTGGCCAATCGTCAGCCCTCTGAGGTCAGCATCAGCTTCATGGGCCTCCGCATGGACGATGAGACTGCGGTGAATGACGAGCTTCCCACGGCAGCTGTTCTTCCGTAATTGAAAGCGATGTAGCAACCCCTAATGGGCTCTGGCTTGTGCCGGGGCCCATTTTGGTTTAAGGTCGACCCATGTCCACCAATCCGAGCGTTGCTGGTGCCATTGAGACCCTCAATAGCTGCAGAACTGTCCTGGAAGACGCGGGAATCGAGGCGTTGTACAATTTAACTATCACCGATGATGGCCCCACCGTCGAAATCAAGATTCACGAGAGACAGTACATTTTGGCACAGCTCGCCTTGCCATTCACCCTGGGCAGTGCTAAGGTGAAGTTTATCAAAGTTGCACACACCCACAAGAAGTAACAGGAGATAGCGCTACCCATGCGTTCCATCGTACTCAGTCTCGAAGTCCAGAATAGTTTCCTTCACCCCCGCCAGGCAGACAAGCTGGCAGCCGAAATCAGGGACATGAGTGCCCGGATTGAGGACACCACCGAGTTTGAGGAACAGGATGTCTTCCTGGCCCAGGCTTTCGATGTGGGTGGTACCGAGGGGGTTGATGCTGAGTCCTCTACGGACGCCTATGCCAAGTGGGTTGCTAACCTCAGCCGTGGGTTTCCCGACCTCATCTTCTCTCTGGACTTCAATGAGCCAGACATCGAGGGTGGGGAACTTCTCGGCCGCTGGTACTTCCGCAATGGTCGCCGGCAGACCGCTGAGCCCTACATGGTGGTGCCCGACTTCGACCCGGATGATGTGGGAGAGGAGATCCTGTGAGGGTTACCGTCATTCACGAAGTCGAGTGCTCGTACTGTAGAAAAGTCTGTAGGGGATCTACCAATAAGATGTCCTACCTCAAGCTTCTCTGGCACGTTCGGACTTGCGAAAACATTGAGGACCCTCCGCCCTTCTTCAAGACTCTCTGGCAGCTCTTCTGGTGGAAGGACTCATGAGCTACGTCCAGAACATCTACCTGACAGGAGGTAGCCAGGAAGACCTTGAGGCTATGGCCTCGGTCATCGAGATGGAAGGCCATGTGGCTGCCGTTAAAACTCTGGATTTCTCGAATGAAGAGATTTACGGCCACATCCTCGACTCCGATGCGGTGGTCATTCTCTACGGCGGTGATAGGGAACTGATTTCCGATCTCGGAACCGAGCTTGGCATTGCCCTGGCCATGGGAAAGGTGGTGTATGCCTATGTGCCCAAGCATGCGGTGACCAATCGCTTCTTGTCCATGAGTGGCGTCCGAAAGTTCCTCAGCATGGACGACACCCTGGAAGCTGTGCTCGAAGACCTTAAGGAGGATGAGGATGTACATGACGGAGCCGTTTCTGATGCCGGAGCTGGACTCACCCTTGGAGACGACCCCGGAGATGCACCATGATTCCAAAGAACCTGAACCTGAGCTGAAAGCAACAGGAAATTCAAGCTCTTGCTACCTGTGTGCGCGAAGCTTTCATCAGCTTCCCCAAGAGTACGTAGTTAGGCGGGAACACGAGTATTCTCTGGACCCAGACTGGACCCCTCGTAGTGCTAAGGGCCGGGCCAAGAACATGGTCCATTACTTCGTCACGTATTGCCTCTGGTGCGCCCACCAATTCAAGCTCTGAGGGCGGTAATCTTCGAAATAGACCGAGGACTGCCATGCCCCCAGCCAGAAAGACAGACAGCCAGTTGGAAGCGAAGATCGACGTTCTTTCTGATAAGATGGACGCTCAAGCCACTTCTTACGCCAGGCTCGACGAGAAACTTGCAGGTCATCTCTCTAGCGAGGAAAAGACAAGCAAGCGCCTTGAAGATAAGCTGGAGGATGTCGGTGAGCATCTCTTGGGCATCAAGGAAATCCTCGGAAAGCAGCAGAGCAGCATTGACGAGCACATTCGTCGTACCAACCTCCTTGAGGATGTTGTCAAGCCCCTGGTTGAGCAGAAGCAGCAGTTCGAGGGCTTCCTCAAGTTCGCCAAGGTGGCCGTGAAGATTGGTGGTCTCATCGCAGTCCTGGGGGCTGGCGGGTTTGGCCTTAAGGAACTGGTCGCCCTCCTCTTCAAGCTCTAGCCATGCACGATACCTGGAAAAGCAAGAAGCTTTGGTTCTCTGTCTTCGTCATTGCATGCGCCTTCGGCTTCGCCGTCCTGGCTGCTACGGTGATGCCGAACCTGGGCAAGTTCTTCGACGGGTTCACCTCGGTCCTGGAATTCGCCGCTGGAGCCTACCTAAGCGGTAATGTGGCCAACAAGTTCGTCGCCGGCAAGGTGGCGCCTGTCGCTGAAGCTCCTGCAGCACCAGCACCCAAAGCCAAGCCCGTACCCCCGGGCGGCCCTCACGTCCCGGAGTAAGACATGGCAGAGAAATGCGAATTTCAGTCCTGCACCAATGACGCAACCCTGAAGGTCTTCACTGCTACAGACCCCAAGCGGCCTCGGGTGAGCCTCCGTTGCGAGACCCATGAGGCAGAGCGGGCTCAGGGGAGCATTGTTATGCGACCTCCCCCGGCCCACCCCGAAGACTAGGCCTTCTTGAACTTCCCGGCGTACTTGATTTCGGGGAGCACATCTTCGCGCCAGTTGGCAGTCTTCTTCTCGAACCCAGCGACTTCCGAACGCAGGTGCCGGACCTCAGCTTCGGCCTTGTAGAGTTCTGAGCGCATCAGGCAGTCAAACTCGTACCGATTCTCTTCGGTCTTCCCGATGTACTCCATCCGATATGCACCCTTGCCCAGGTACACCTCGCGAGGGAGTGTGGTCTTATTGGGAAGTTCAGCCAGGAAGGCCTCAGCCCTATTCAGGGCGGGCTTCAGGACCTGGTCCAGGTAGGCCAGGGCTCCCTCGGCCGACTGCTCCCAAGGCAGGTAGGCGACTCCGAAGCAGGAGCCGTGGAGCATCCCATCACCGGGGCGAATGAAGCCGT